CGCGTACTTCAAGACGATCGAGATCAAGTCCAAGATTTCCGGTGGCAATCCGGACCCCTATGGTTCCATCCCGGGCGGCACGCCTCCCGACTTTACTATCGAGGCCTCGTGATAGCGCACCCGTCCGTACTGGCCCGAGGTGTGCCCGCCCCCGCGCGGCGCGCGCCATTACTCCCGCCGGCAGGCAACCGCAAGCCTTTTCCGCGTCCAGGCGCAAATACTTCCAAACCGTGCTAGAGTGAGGCCAGAATGTCCGTCGCAGATATCGTCATACTGAATATTTCCCTGGCGTCGAAAGCGACGACTCAAGCCGGTTTCGGTCGGCCCCTGCTGCTCTCGTGCGAGGCACCCTTCGCGGGCCGTACGAAGTTGTACAGCTCGCAGACTGGCTTGGCCGATATGGTCACGGACGGGTTCCTGAGCACGGGCAAGACCTATCAGGATGTACAAGCGATCTTGTCGCAGAAGCCGTGCCCTCCGGATTTCAAGATTGGGCGCCGCGCTCTGAAGTTCACGAAGATCGTGAATCTGATCCCGACCGTCACCTCGCAGGGTTTCGTATACCAGGGCGTGATCAATGGCTTTGCCTGGTCCTACACGGTGCTTGCGGCCGCGACCGTGGCCACGATCTCAACCGCGCTCGCGACTCTAATCGGCGGGCTAGGGGCCGGGGTTACGGCCTCCGGCGCCTCGACGACTTGGTGCGCCCTGACCGGGACCGCCGCGGGCAAGCCAATCATGCTCGACGCGATGACTCCCGAGCTGCAGGTGGCGGACGTGACGACCGACCCGGGCATCGCAACCGACTTGGCTGCGATCGTGGCCGCAGATACCGATTGGTTTGGCGTGCTGATTGATTCCAACAGCAAGGCCGAGATCATGGCCTGCGCCGCGTACCTCGAAACGCAACGCAAAATCTTTTTCGCGACCACGGCCGACTACGCCGTAACGGACCCCGCGAGCACGACCGATGTATGTTACATGATGAAAGCGCTTTCCGAGTTCAATTCGGCGGTGTTCTCGCATCAAGACGCGGACGGGCAGCTTGCGGCGGCCGTGCTCGGCTCGTTCCTGACCACTGTGCCCGGCGCCGCGACTATCGCGCATCTGAACGTGATTGGCGTGCCTCCGAGTGACGCCTCCCCCAACGGTACCCAATGGCGCACCGAAGCGCAATTGCAAGCCGTGTGGGGCAAGAACGGCAACACCTACCAAACCGTCGGCAGCCAAGGCGATACGTACCCGGGCAAGGTCGTGGGCGGTGACTTTATCGACAACGTGCGGTTCATCCACTTCCTCTTCTCGCGTATTCAGTCGACTTTCATTGACCTCGTGCAGGGCCTCGCGAACCAGGGAAGCAAGTTGCCCATGACGGACAAGGGCATTTCCAAGGCCGTCAACACGCTGCTGAACTTGCTGAACGGTTACTGCAAAGCGCCGTACAACGCGCTCGACCCGACCCCCGCCAACGCCCCCGCCGTGACCGCGCCGGCGCTCGCGGACATCTCGCTTGCAGACCGCGCGGCGCGCAAACTTCCTAACATTCAATTCGGCGCGCGCCTGCAGGGCGCCATTCACTTGTTTCAAATCTCCGGCGTCGTGACTGTTTGATCGCGCTTCGCCCGCGCCCGCCCGAACCCCGCCCGCGTAAAAGCAAGACCGAGGCCAGCCCATGAAACCCTATTCACTCAACGATCACGATCTGAACTTCGCCGGCATCGACCTCGACGACTCGCGCGGCAAGGTCACGCTCAAGCCGGTCGGCAAGGCGTTCACTTTCAAATCGGGAGTCGACGGCTCGACTACGATGTCGTTCGACAAGAGCAAAAACAACCACACGGCAGAGGTTGAACTCGAATACGGCAGCTCGGCAAACGCCAAGCTCTCGGCCTATTACAATCTCGTTCTTGCCGGCGGCATGCAGTTGAACGTTTCCCCGTTCGTCCTCAAGGACCGACACGGCACGTCATTCTGTGCGACTCTCGAGGCGTCAATCACTGGCTGGCCCGACCGCGAGCGCGCGGCGGAAAGCGGTGTGATCGTGTGGGAGTTCTACCTCAATCAGCCCGACGTGTTCGAGGGTGGGTTGCCGGGCTGATTGCTCGCGCCGCCCCCGCAACGCCGCCTCGTAACCGCCCAGCATAAAGGAAAACAGCATGGCCAACGAACTAGTTTTGCCCTCAGTCGAGAAAGTGATCGACGGCGAGACCTACGAAATCAGAATGCTGGACGGCGTAGTCTTGCATCGCCTTTACACACGCTTGCTCACGTGCGCGGGCGGGGCGATGCAACTCTTCGGCAAGGTCGACGCCACCGAGAATCACGCCGAGCTCGCGGCGCGCGCGATTGCTGCGCTGCTCTCCGCCATCCCGCAAGACTTGCACGAGGAAGCTCGCTCTCTGTTCGCGGACAACACCACGCTCTTCAAGGCGTCGGGACAGAAGCCTCGGCTCAAGAACGTCTTTGGCACGCACTTCGCTGGGCGTCCGATGCACATGTCCAAATGGTTCGCGGAGTGCTTCAAGGTGAACTTCGCGGATTTTTTAGACGAAAATGGTCCGCTGGCGGAGATGATCGCCAAAGTGGGCCAACCGTCCAAATCCCCGACGGCCTAGATTGGTTTTCCTTCCGGCTACTAACCGACGCGCGCTGTTCGCTTAGCTGGCACGACCTCCGGCGCATGACGATTCTGGAAATGGACGACGTGCACCGAACCCTAGATTTCCGCGACTTGCTCGAAGAGCGAGCGAACGAGGCCGCGCGCTCGCGCGGGTGATGCTATGGCCGGAGGTGCACTCTCGGAACTGCTCGTTTCGTTCGGTATCGACTTCGACACGAAGCCGCTCGACGTCGGGCAGAAGAAAATCGACGGCACGCTCGCGAAGCTGAAGCAATTCGGCGCTGCGCTTGCGGGTGCGTTCGCGGTCAAGCAGGTTTTCGGCTTCGTCGAGGCTCAAGTCGCGGTCGGCGCGGAGTTGCAGCATCAAGCCGATTTGCTGAATATCTCGACGAAGTCCCTCGAGCAGTGGCGCTACGCGGCGAGCTTCGCCAACATCGGGGCCGAAGAGCTGCAAGGCATGTTCATGCGCGTTTCGCGCGCGGCGCTCATGGGCGCGGAGGGCACCGGCAAGCACGCGGCGGCCATGAAAAAGCTAGTCGGCGAGGTCAAGCCGACGGAGTCCGTGGCAGAGGTGTTCGAGCAAATCGGCACGAAGCTGGCCGGCATGAAGGACGGTTTCGAGAAGACCGCGCTTGCCGCGAAGTTCTTCGGGCGCGCGGACGGCCAGAAAGTTCTCGAGCTCTTCAAAAACGGCGCCGAGGGCATTCAAAAGTTCCGCGAGGAGTTCGAAGCGCTCGGCGGCGGCATGGGGGATTTCCCTAAGAAGGCCAAGGAAGTCGAGGAGTCGCAGAAGCGTCTTGGCTTCGTGTGGGACACGCTCAAGACTCGAATTGCTGGCGTGTTACTCCCCGCGCTTGAGTGGGTGACGATCAAACTTGTAAAGCTCGGCGCGGCGTTCATCAAAATCACGGACGGCACGCAGATTCTCGGCGTTGCGATTGGTGTCTTGAGTGCCCTCGCAACGGCTGCGGCAATCCGAATCATTATTGCTTACCTGCCCGTGATCGCGCCCTTCCTCCTTTGGGCCGCGGCGATTGCCGCCGTGATTCTCGTTGCGGAGGACTTGTTCGGTTTCTTCGAGGGCCGGCGTTCACTCATTGGGCGCGTGATCGATGGGCTGTTCGGGGAGGGCAGCTCGGACAAGGTCCGCGCTTTCTTCCAGGGCATTTGGAGCTTTGGTGCTCAGGCCTTCGGGCAGCTAAAGGCTATTTTCGGAGATACTACTCTGTCTTTCCGCGAAAAAATGGACGCTTTTCTGGATTGGGTGAGTGCGGAATTCGGTGCGCAATTCACGGGGACTTTTGGGGATATTGTCTCCGCTGTGGTTTCGATCTTTCGAGTGGCTTTCGATGCGATCTCAGCAACGATTGAGGGCCTCGGAAAGGCCGTGCATTGGGTTTCGAATTTGCTTGGGAACGACGGCGCCGATAATCCGGACAACTTTCAGCCGTATCAGATCACTCCGCCATCGGCACCCCTCACATCTGACGAAATCGCTGGCGCTTTTTCTCCCACCAAAGCCGCACCGAAAAAGCTCACGGGCAAAGCAATCAAAGACGCTTTCGCTCCCGCTGGCGTGCCCGTGCCCTCTCGACCTGGCGCAGCGGGCACGGGGGGCGGAGGGGGCGGCCTGCCATCGTCGTGGGATGTGCCCGCCGCGGCCGCCCCCATGGTCAACAATAATTTCATGGTCGCCCCCGGCACGCCCCAGGCCCAGCAAGCGCAAATCGCCAACGCGGCTGAACGTGGCACGCGCAAGGGCCTAGCCAATCCGCACCGCGCGGCAGCGGCCGGCCTCGGCCGAACGGTACCCAAATGAGCATTTCAATCATTTGGACGGACGACGCGGGCGCTGTGGTATCGTGCATTTTCGACGTAGACGAGCAAGAGACGCACGACCTGCAAAACGTGATCACCGAGCATCCGGTCGAAACCGGCGCGGACATTTCCGATAACGTGCGCCCGCAGTTGCGTCGCTTCACGGTGCAAGGATTCGTCACGGACTCCCCTCTTTTCTCGAACCCAGGGATTTTGGAATCGTCCGGGTTCGTGTCGGTTGAACTTCAGATCCCGGCCTATCCCCTGCAAATCTCGGAGGCCGCTTTGATTGAGGCCGGCATTTCTGCGATCGGTTCGGCAATCTTTGGCAAACCCAAGACGCACGCTACGCTCCTTAAGCTCGACCGCTCGACGTATTCGGCGAGCCGCAAGAAAGCGATTTATGACGCGCTTGACGACGTGCGAATCAATGCGCGCATCTGTCGGGTATTCACGAAACTTTTCACCTATACGAACATGCTTATCGAACAAATCACCGTGACGCGCGCTCCTGACGACGGCAACGGCGCGACTTTTACCGTCACGCTCAAGGAGGTGCAATTCGTTTCGTCTGACGTGGTCGACGCGCCGGAGCCCGCCGAGACGTCGGGGCAAATCAAGAACGCCTCGGGCTCGAAGAACTCCGCGGGCGACGATGCCAAGAAAGCCGCGCTCAAGGACACCCTTCTTAGCCGAATCGCGGATGCGGGACTCGGAGCGCTGGGACTACAATGAGCAGCACAATCCCCACGCTCGCTCTGCCGTTTTACACGATCCGAACCAGGCTTGATGATTCAGATTTCACGCTCGAGTTCAATTATTCAGATCGCGCATCGCGCTACTTTCTGAACATCTACGATGTGAACGACGTTCTACTCGTGGCCGGGCTGAAGCTCGTGCCCAACGTCCAATTGCTACGGTACTACGCGCACGTTCCAGGCATGCCGCCGGGCGAGCTCGTGGTGTCCGCACTCGGCCAAGACGGTTCGCCTCCGAAGCTTGGCGAGATCGGCATCGGGCTTCGCTGCGAGCTCACCTATTTCACGGCCGCCGAGGTCAAGGCGAACCGCGCAGCAGCCGCGGCAGTGGCGGGCGGCTGACATGGCCCAGCTCAAGGATCGAATTTGGTCCGTCACGGTCGGCGCGGCAGTGGGAGGTCTGCGCAAGGGACTCAAAGTCGACGGGCACCGCGTCTCGTTTCACATCCAAAAAACGCTCAAGCCTGAGCCGAATGTGTGCGAGTGCACGATCTACAATCTCTCGCGCGAGCAACGCGCGCAAATTGAAGAGTTGCAGCCCAAGAACTCGACGACATTCTCGAGCACAACCGGCAAAGCCGTCGCCAAGGGCGTTGCGCAGCGAGGCATACCGCTCTTGATCGAAGCCGGGTACAAGGACACAGGCCTTTCGCAAATCTGGCTTGGCGACTTGCGTACGGTGTACTCGGAGTACCAGGAAAAAACCGGCGACTGGTTGACGAAGCTCGAGACGGGCGATGGCGAGGCCGCGAAGAAATCTTCAATCGCCGTTGCGTACGGGCCCGGCACTACCCCAGACATCGCGCTACGCGCCATCGTGCGAGCTCTCGGCGTCGACGAAGGCAACGTCGCGGCGGCGGCAATCAAGCTTCGGCAATCGGGCAGCGCGACGCTCTTGCCATCGCGCGCGGTGTTCTCGGGCTCGACGTCAGAGACACTCACGAATTTCTGCAGGTCGGCGGGGCTCGAATGGAGCGTGCAAGACGGCGCCGTCCAAATCCTGCAATCCGGCAAGGCGCTCGACGGCAAGGCGCTCCATTTGACAGGCGGCAAGGTCGGGCACCCGGGGACGCCTGGCACCGGCTTGATTGAGTCCCCCTCAATCGATCCGCTCGGCGTGTTGACGATCAAGTTTTTGATCCAGCCGGGCGTCAAAATCGGGTCGTTGCTGGTCGTTGATTCCCAAACGATTCAAGGCAATTACCGTATCGTCAAAGCCGTGTGGGACGGGGACACGCATGCACAGCCGTGGTACATTACCGCAGAAGCGCAACGGTACTGAACGGCTCGCGCCTCGCCCCCGACACAATGCCCCGCCAAGACCTCGAACTGTCCGACCTCCTACGGCAAGCCGTAGAGGGGTTTTTGCTTGACTTGCACACGCAAATGCGCGGCAACGTCGTCTCGTACGATGAAGCGACGAAGACGTGCGAGGTCAAGATCGCGGCGAAGCGCCCGGTGCCCGACGGCGCGGGCGGCTACGTCATGCAGGACATTCCGAACATTCCTAACGTGCCCGTAGCGTGGCCGAGCGCCGGCGGGTTCATTTTGCATTTCCCGCTAGCCGTGGGGGATTCGGTTTTCCTGACGTTCGACGAGGTGGACGTGCAGCGCTGGGAAGGCAACGGCGAAGTGTGCGAGCCCGGTTGGCTAGAGCGCCATGGGCTCTCGTGCCCGCTCGCACATCCCTACTCACGCTTGGCGATTGCGACGACAGGCGCGAACATGGTTTGCCCTTCGCCGTTTTCTTTCGGAAATGCCGTGGCTGCACACCTACTCGCGCGCGCGGACAAGCTGGAAACCGAACTCGGCAAAATCGCTTTGGCTTTTTCGACCTTCATTCCCGGTTCCGGAGGCGCATCGTTTCCGAATGCTTATTCGGCGCCTAGCTCAGGCTCGACCGCGTGCACGAAAGTGAAATCCGAATGATCGCGCACGTCATCCCCCAAGGCGATTTGCTCCTCGTGTCAGGCACGACGTCCGTAATCGACGCGGGCGAATTCGCCGCGCAGCGCATCCGAACCGCACTGAACGTGTTCCTTGGAGAGTGGTTTCTCGACCTCAAAATCGGCATTCCCTATTT